CAGGCCGGCGGCGACAACGAAAAGCACGAAATTAACCTGTTCGCCACCCTGACCGAATCCGGTGTGAAGGACATCGAGGCGCTGAAGGAGCGCGACTACCGCCGTTTGCAGGAAGGCTATTTTCGTCTGGTCAACGAGGACGAGCTGTAACCCGCAAACGATGAAAGAGGCGGCCAAGCGGCTGGCAGCGGAAACCGGTTTTTCCGCTGCTGAAATTTTGGCCATGCCGTTCAACGAAATGCTCTGGTGGCTCACGGACTGAGCCGCTTTCCCCTCGGGCTAGGTGATCGAATGTCGGAAAACTTCAAACTCGGGCTCGTGATCGGTGGCGCGGTCTCGGCAACGGTGGGCAAGGCGTTTAAGGAGGTTCAGAGCAAAATAAAGGATCTGGACGACAAAGGCGCCAAGGCCCGCATTCTGCAAAGCACCATCGGCGAAACCATCAAGCTACGGAATGAGTGGAAGCGGGCGCATGAAACAGGCGCGGCGGGTGCTTCCACGCTGCTGTCACGGCTCAATGCCAACCTTGAGGCGCTTAAAGCCCAGGGTGTGCAGGTCGGACGGCTGAGCAAGGAATATCAAGCGCTGGGCCGCGTTGCGCGGGCCGCTGAGCTGAAGTCCAAAGGCCGGCAGCAAATCGATCAGGGCCGGGCAGGCCTCAAGAGTACGGCCGGGCAAGCAGTAGCCGCCACGGCGGCCGTGGCAGTACCGACCAAAGTCAGCGCCGAATATGGCGCAATTATTCGTGATATCGCGATCAAGGCGGGCGTGGCCAACACCCCGCAAGAAGCGCAGATGTCGCAAACCATCGTGCAGACCTCGCGCGATACGGGCATGGCCCGCAACGATGTCGCCGAGGTGGTCAACGCGCTGGTGGGCGCGGGCATGGACCTGAAACAGGCCATTTCCTACGCGCCTACGGCGGCAAAGTTCGTGGTGGGGCAGGGCGCAGACGGCGCCGATACCGCGAAGATGATCAACGCGCTGGGGCAGAACGCCAAAATCAGCGACCCCAAGGTGATGCAACAGGCCTTAGAGGCCATCGCGTACCAAGGGCAGGCGGGCAGTTTCGAGGCCAGCGACATGGCGCGCTGGTTTCCTGAAATGCTGGCCAGCATGGGCAAGCTGGGCATTACAGGAATGGATTCTGTCACCCAGCTGGGCGCGTTGCTTCAGGTCCAGATGAAAACGGCAGGCGGCGCCGATGAGGCGGCCAACAACCTGAAAAACTGGATGGAGAAAATCGGGTCCAGCGACACCGTGACCGCGTACAAAAAGGCCGGCATCGACTATGAGGGCTCGATGCGTACCGGCTTGCAAAAAGGCATGTCGACGCTGGAATCCAGCTTTGAACTGGCCCAGCGGTATATCGAGAAGATCGACCCGAAAAAGGCCAAGGAAATGGCCGAGGCCACGGCCAAGATCAGCAAGGAGGCCGACCCGGTAAAAGCCAAGGCGATGATGAATTCCCTTGAGCAGGCATTGCGCACCGGGGATCTGTTCGCGGACATGCAGGTAAAGGCAGCGCTGACGGCGTTCATGCAGAACAAAAAACTGTATGAAACGCTGAAAAAGGATTCGCGCGAGGCCTCGGGGATTCTGGATAAGAACCTGGCCGAACGTCGGGATGCCTCGGCGCAAAAGTGGAAAGAAGTCGGGCAGTCTATCGACGACGTGATGCGCTCGGTCGGTGACGCCATTGCGCCGGCGACGGATGCGGTGGCCGGCGGCATCACCAACGTGTCGCGGGCTGTAGCGGAAATGTCGGACGGCTCGCGGCAAGTGGTGGCCGGCGTCGGCGCGGCGGTGGCGGGCTTTATCGCGCTGCGCGGTGTGATGAACACCGTGAAGATCGGTCGCGGGCTGCTGAATCTGGGGCGCGGCACCCTGATGGGAAACCCGAACATCCCGCAAAAAGTCATCGTGATGAACCCGTCAGGCGGTGGCGGTGGTGGCCCGGATCTGGGCGGCGCCGATGCCGATGGCAAGAAGAAACCGCGCAAGCGTTGGGGCCGTCGCGGTTCGGTCAGTGTGCCGCCGGTTGCCACCACGGCGCCGGTGGTCAAGCCTCGCATGCGTGTGTACTCCAACGGCGAAGTGGCCAAACCGGTTACGCCGCTTAGCAGCTGGAAGCCGCCCACGTCGGTGCCGTCGCCGGCAACCGTGCAGGCGGTGCCAAAGCCGTCGGGCTTGGGCGCTGGAGCCAAGGCCGTGGGCGGCACGTCGATGGTGTTTGCGGTGCTCGATGCCGGCATTAAGGCGAAAGACACTTACGACAACGCCGAAACTCGGGACGAAAAGGCCGAAGGGTACGGCGAGGCAGCGGGAAGCCTAGCGGGCACGCTGGCAGGCACTGCGGCAGGCGCTGCCGTGGGGTCGATTGTGCCGATTATCGGTACGGCGATTGGTGCCCTGGTCGGCGGCATTCTCGGCAGCATGGGCGGGGGTGCGGCCGGCGGTTATGTCGGCAAGAAAGCGTTCGGCGCAGATGAGTCCCTGAAGCAGATGCCCACGGCCGGGCCGCTGATGATGCGCGATGCCGGCAAGTCTGTGCCGCCGGTGCTGGGCGATATTGCCCAGTCGTTCAAGACCCCGCCGGCGCCGATGGTGTTGGTGCGTCCTCCGGTGGTGCCGGCAGCGCGTCAGCCGGTCGCGGCAGCGCCTGTCAAAGCCCCCGGGGTGTCGGTCGAGGTCAAGCCGCAAGCCCAGGCCGACAAGCCAGCGACCTTGCCGGCAGCACCGGTTCCGCTGGTCAAGGCTGCGCCGGCACTGCCCGCACCGCCGGTTCTACCCGTCAAGGCGCCTGCGGTGGCCAGTCAGGCCCCGGCCGTTGTGGCCCCGTTGCGTCCTGTCGCGCCGCCGTTGCTGGCACCGATGCGCGTCGCGCCGGCGCAAACACTCGTTACGCGTAACGAAGTGACGCACAAGGGCCCGGCGTTGGGTGATGTGGCCAAGGCCCTGACCCCGAGTCCGGCGCAAGAGCGCGCGGCGGCTCCGGTGCCAGCGGCAAAGGCTGAGCCTGCACCAAAGCCGGCGCCGGTGAAGATCGAGCAGAAAATTGAAATTCACGCACCGCTGACCATCACGGTTAACGGTGACGCGAAAGATCCGCGTCAGCTCGCGCAAGAGCTTCAGCCGTATCTGCAACAGCAACAGCGCGATATCGGCGCCCAGCTGGAGCGCTCCAAGCTGTACGACGAACCGCACCTATAACGGGGAGGGATCATGCCCTACATGGAACAGATGCAAGCGGGGTTGAAATACCTTGCCGCTGCCGGCGAAACGGGACGGCGCAGCCTGGACGGCATGCTGGCCCCGGTTAACGGCGCGATCAGCGAAATCAGCGGCGCGGCCTCGGAGCTGGAGGGGTTGCCGATTGTGGGCCCCATGGTCGGGGCCAAGCTACAGCGGGTCATGCGCGGGGTGAACGCTGCCCAGGCCAAGGTCGGGGCGGTGGTGGAAACCTACAACCGCGCAGCCCGCGCGGTGTCGGTGATCGATGAGCGTGTGGGTGTGCTCAAGGAGCAGGCCGCCCGGGCCAGCACGGCGATCAACAAGATTGCCGGCAAGATCAGCCCGTCACTGTCCAACATCGTGCCCACCGGCGCCTTTGCCAAGGACATGACGCCGGCAGTGGAGGCGGTCAAGCCGTTCGAGCACTTGATGGTCATGCAGCCGTTGACCTCGGGGTCTGTGCCGTTCTATTTCAACCTCGACACGGCGGCGTTTGACGAGCTGAGCCGGTCCAGCGAATTCCGCTGGGCCTCTCAGGAGCGCCTGACGCGCCGGCCGGCGCAACAAGCGGTCGGCATGGGCGAGGAAACCATATCGCTCAAGGGAACGGTGTTCCCGGGCTTCAAGGGTGGAATCAAGCAGCTGAACACCCTGCGCAGTATTGGCGCCCAACTGGTGCCGCTGGCCCTGACCACCGGTTACGGCGAAGTCCTGGGCAACTGGTGTTTGAAGAAGATCACCGAGGAACAGGGCTTTCTGATGCAAGGCGGTATCCCGCGCAAGCAGGGTTTTACTTTGGAGTTTGTGCGCTATGGCGACGACATGCAGAACGTCTGACGGCGATCTACTCGATACGCTGTGCTTCAACTACTACGGCCATCTAAATGGCACCGTCGAGGCGGTGCTTGATGCCAATCAGGGCTTAGCCGCCGAGGTGCAGCCGTACCGCTCTGGTGTGGTGATTCACTTGCCGGATCTGGTCGAGACGACAGACGCGACCGTCATGTTGTGGGATTGACCCCCCCGTAACGCGTAACACACCCCTATCACCATGCCCCGCCTTTGAGCGGGGTTTTTCGTTTCTGGACGCCTGACATGACCCCAATGTTTCGCATCGTCGCCGATAGCACCGACATCACGGCGCTGATCAATGACCGCTTGTTGTTGCTGCGCACCACCGATAAGCCCGGGATGGATTCGGACGAATTCGAGCTGCGCATTGACGACCGGGACGGTGAAGTATCGCTACCCACCCGGGGCGCGGATATTGAGATATTCATGGGTTACGCCGGGCAGAGTCTGGCCCGCATCGGCCTTTACACCGTGGACGATGTGGAATGGGTCGGCCCACCTGATGTTGTGGTGGTGCGGGGCAAGGCCAGCAACTTTCGGGGCAGCGGAAAGACCACCCGCAGCGGCAGCTGGGAGGACGTGCCGCTATCGCGCATCGTCAGCGACATTGCCCAGCGCAACGGCTGGACGGCGGTTTGCGACGTGGCCACGAAGGTGCCACGGGCTGACCAGCTGAACGAATCCGATTACAACTTCATCACGCGGCTGACGCGTAAACACGACTGCACGGCGAAGGTGGCCGATAAAAAACTGATCGTGAAGCCTCGGCAGGAGGGGCTGAGCGCGTCCGGCAAGGCATTGGGGGTGATTACGATCACGCCGCAGGATGTCAGCCGCAAGCAGTTCCGGTTAGGTGATCACAGCACGCACAAGGCGGTCGCAACCAAGCATCAGGACAAGAAGACCGGAAAATTGACGGTGGTGAGGCTGGATAACGATGCGGCGCCGGATGGCCTGCCGCCGGTGCATACCGACCGCCATATCCACCCGAACAAGACAGCCGCCGAGCAGGCCGCCAAGGCCCGCTTAGCGGCCTTCAACCGGTCGACGGCCGGGGTGCGGCTGGAAATGCCCGGGCGCACGGATCTGTTCGCCGAGCGGCAGATTAACGCCCAGGGCTTCAAGGTCGGCCTAGATGGCGAATACCTCGTGGACATGGTTGAGCAAGTGTTCACGCAAGCCGGCTGGTCGACGACCGTCGAGTGCAACGGCGGCAAGAAGGGCAAGGCCAAAGCCCATGGCAAGAAGAAGAAACCGAAGAAAGAAGTAAAGGTAGTCCAGCTTTAACCGCGGCTGTCGATTCCGACCCGCGATCACCCCTCAAAGCCCCGTTATTCGGGGCTTTTGCATTTCTGTCGTACCCGTCCCGGAGTTAAACCGATGCCGCTCACCGAGTCGCAATTGCTGGCTATCCTGCCGAACGCCCGCCCTGTTGTGGGCGTTTTTGTTACTGCCCTGAACCGCGCGATGGCGCGCTATGAAATCAACACACCAACCCGGCAGGCCGCTTTTATCGCGCAGGTCGGCCACGAATCCGGCCAGCTGCGCAAGTTGACCGAGGATCTGTATTACAAGGACGCCGAGCGCGTCGCCCGGCTGTTCAAGTACGGGTTCGATCTGAACCACAACGGCGTTGTAGATCCGGCCGAGGTCGAGTTTGCCAAGGGCTACGTTTGCAAGCCCGAAAAGTTGGCGAACCGCGCATACGGTGGTCGCTTCGGTAACGGCAATGAGGCGTCCGGCGATGGCTGGCGGTTCCGCGCCCGGGGCCTGATAGGTATCACCTTTCGCGATAACTACCGCATCGCCGGCGTCGCCATGGGCCTGCCGCTGCTGGAGCATCCCGAGCTGTTGGAACAGCCCGAATATGCCGCGTACTCGGCGGCGTGGTTCTGGTGGGATCGGGGCCTTAACGAGCTGGCAGACGCCGGCCTGTTCGACCGCATCAGCCGGGTGGTCAACGGCGGCGGCAATGGCGCCCAGGAGCGTCGCGACCTGTGGGCCCAGGCCAAGGGGGTGCTATGTCGTTGATCGATCTAATCCCGGTCGCGTACCGCGCGTGGGCGGCCGTCTTCTTGCTGCTGGTGGTCGCAGCGCTGGGGGCGGGTGGTGCGTGGAAGGTGCAGACGTGGCGCTATGAGGCGCAGCTGGCCGATCAGGGGGCGGCGTACTCCCGGGACGCGGCAAAGCGTGCGGCTGACGTGCTGGCGTACCTCGACGATGCCAAGGCCAAGCGCGACGCGCTGGAGAGCCGGCTAAAGGCCAACGATGAAACCCATTTCAGGAAGCTAAGCGATGTTCAACAAAGTCAGAAAGTCCTTTCCAGTCGCCTTGCTACTTCTGAGCTGCGGCTGTCAGTCCTCCTTGCCAGTACCGCCGCCCAGCCCGGCGGTGGTGGGGTGCCAGCCGTTGCCGGCACCGGCGGCGTGGTTCATGCAAGAACGCGCGCCGAACTTGACCCCGCGCATGCTCAACGAATTGTCGCCATCACCGGAGACGGTGACGAAGGATTAACGGCGCTGGCGGCGTGTCAGGGCTGGGTGAGGGAAGTGTGGGCCGCGAGTCTGGGCCGCGCCGGGCCATAGCTGCCGGCTCT